GCCGGGATGCCCTTGATCAGGCTGCCGTTGACCAGCACCAGCTCGTGCAGGCTCTTGTTGTAGTCCTTGATCAGCTCCGGTGGGATCACCGATAGCAGCCCGCTATCGCCCTCGTAACAGGTTGCGCGCAGGTCGCTGGACGTCGGGGCTGACACCAGCCACCGGGTGTTGGGGTTCTGCCATGCCCACCAGCCTAAATTTTCAGCAGCCGCCCGCGTCTTGCCCGCGCCCCGGCCTGCGACCATCAAGTGGATGTTCCACCACGTGCCGGGCGGCTCGAGCTGGTGCTTGTGCGCGGCCAGCAGCCACTTGGAGCGCCACGCAAACGCTGCGCGGTGCGTAGCGGGCAGCTTGGCGTACTGCGCCCGTATCTTCGGGTCGCGCAGCAGTTCAGCTAGGTTGCCCATCGCGCCGGTTTACCAGCTCACGCGCCCGCCAGCAGCCTTACGCACCACGCCGCGTTTTTGGGCAATGTACGTGTCCGCCAAGGCGCGCACAGCGTCTTCCCGGCTCTTGTGGTTGCCGCCCGTCCACTCATTGATGGCGGACATTCTGGTGGGCTTGTAGGTCTCCCTGACGTCCATGCGGAAGTTGGCGCGGTGGTCGGGATCGCTCAGGTCGTACTTCTTTGCGATGGTGTCTAAGTGTGCGAGGTCCATGCTGGTCTCCGGTTAATTAGGTTGCCCATCGTGGCGCAGCAGCTCGATGTTGGAGAGCATCAGCTCGAACGGCCCGAAGTCCACGGCGATGTTCAACGGGGCCTCGGGGTCGCCCGCCAGCACCGTCTTGTCGCCGTACTTGCGCGGGTTCCATTTGGCCAGCAGCTTCAAGCGCGTCTCAATTTGCAGCTTGCGCCACGCGATGCTGCCCGCGTCGTGGCGTTTGTTGCCAGCCTCGTCGAACACGGCCAACGGCTCCATGTCCGCAAGCGCTTCGCACTCGTCGGCGATGGCGTCGTGCCCTATATCGCGTGCGCGCACGATGCGCTGGGCGAACTCCGCGTCTTCTTGCTCCCAGTCGTACAGCACTGTGTTGTGCGGCATGCCCTTCTGGCGGCAGAACTCACGCAGCGTCTTGCCCTGCGCCAGCCACGCCACCAGATCGGTCTTGATCTGCGCCTTGTTGGGATAGGGTGAGATGCCCTTGGGCCTGCCTATCGTCTTACCAGTTGCCATTTGTACCCCTTCAGCGCATCTTGCAGCGCGTTTGGGGACAGTTTAGCAAAGAACGTAGGGCGTGTCCTCCGGCAGGCCCTCGAGCGCCAGCAGCTCGTCGATCGCCTTCTTCTCCGTGTGGCCCCACGCCCACGGCGCGTGGTCCTCGGGGTCGCCGCTGCCCAGCGTAGCGACGTGCCGCATGTACAGGTCGTTGAACTCCACGTGGATCTCGACCGGGCTCACAGGACCACCTCGATTTCGCCGCAGCGCAGGGAGCGCAGGTCGTCGTAAGTCTGGTCGAGCACGCAGTCGATGGCGGCGTCCTCGTCCGTGGCATGCACGTCGATGGTGTACTCGTGGTTCTTGATGCCCACCACGGTGACGGTGAAGACCGGCAAGGCCAGCCCCGCAAGAATAAAGTTGAGCGAGTTACGCAGTTGGATGGCCTGCTCGACGGGCATCGATGTGCCCACGCTGACGACGCCGTTGGTGCGTTGGGCTTGGATTGACAGCCAGACGCCGTCAGCGCCGTAGGGCTCGACGAAGATCTTGTCGTCGTCGTTGCGGATGATGTGGTCTAGGCTCTCGTCGAATACTTTGTTCATGGTGCTCTCCTGTGTGGGTGTGTTGAAGACGATGTTATTGTAACTCGAAATTACAGTTTGTGGTGTGTCCAATTGTAAAGATTGTGTAAAGACTACAGCGTGGTGAACCGGCCGAGGATGCTGGCCATGTTGGTCGGCGTGTTGTCCGCGTCCCACTTGGGCAGGTCCTCCGGCCACTGCAACATGCGGGCGAGGGCTTGGTAGTCCTTCTCGGTCAGGGGGATGTCCGTGTGGGCTTGGTCTTGGGTTTCTTCGTTCATGGTGGGCTCCTGCGTGGGTTAACGGTAAAAATACAGCGCAGCGTTTTGCATCGCCGCCCGTGCGGTGCTGCCGTAGTACTTGTGGCCGCTGTGGCCCTCGACGCACCAGTCGTTGATACCAACTTCAATCTGCTGCTCCAGCGTCATGTCGTTGAAGCTGGGGTTGTGAACTTCGTAGGCTTTGGTCATTTGTTTCTCCGGGTATGTGTGTTGAAGACAGCGCTAGTGTAACTCCAAATTACAGTTTAGGCTGCCCCACAAGAAAAATATTTCTATCAATGCACCCGCTTCGATAGCCTGTGCCTAATGTTGTAGGCCAGCATCTCGATGTCCACGCAGTCTTCGGCCAGCTTTGCGCATGCCTCGTTCTCCAGCGCCACGGCCTGCCGGGCTGCGTCGATCGCAAACGCCATGATCTCGGCCTTGGCCTCCTCCAGCGCCTGATCGAATTCCTTCTGCGTGAACATCGGCATGACGTTGGCGTGGCCAAGTATCTGCCGGGCGAGGGGTGTTAGTTCTGGTTTGCTCATGATTTACTCCTGTGAATTGCCCATGACCCGGCCTTCCATGACCTTGTTGGCCATGCGCAGGTCCTTGTTCTCCTGCTTCAACCGGTCCACGGTCGTCGTCAGGTACGTGATACGGGCCGTAGCGCCCTCGATCCAGTCCGAGACGTCCTTGGGCATCCGGTAGGTCTGGACGCTGTCCACAGCCGATTCTGTGGGCTTTGCCGGGACTTTCTTTGCTGTTGCCATGCTGGCTCCTTGGTTGTGGCCCCCCGAAGGGGGCCGGGTTGGTTTACAGGTACGCGTGCTCGTGGGCCTCGACGAACTGGTCCGTGGCCTTGTCCAGCTTCAGGGCGGCCATGGTATCGGCCAGCGTCCACAGCGCCTTGTTGAGCTTGACATTCTCGGTGACGCCGCCCACCGCGCGTGTCGTCATGCGACGGCCGGTAGCGCTGCGGCCGGAGACGCCGCCCTTGAGCATGTTCTCCTGCACGCGGTTAAACGTGGTCCACAGGTCGGCCTTGTTGTCCTGCCAGCGGTTGGCCGTCAGCATGCGGTAGGGCGTGACCGGGGCGTCGTCACCCCAGCGGGCTTGCCCTGCGGCCTTGGCGAACGCGACCTGCTCGTCGTGGTCCAGCGTGATGGCCTTGTAGTCGGCGATGCGGCTGCCGATCTGCTTGGCGTCCTCCAGCACCCGAGTAGCGCCCTCGATGACGTCGTCGACGATGCGGCCGCTGTGCCGTACGCGGATGTTGTTGAACATGTCCCCGGCGATCAGGCCGTTGGAGCACACGAAGCGGAACACGCCCGACATGATCTGGTAGCTGGAGCTGCCGTCATGGCTGTTGAGCAAGATGATCTCGGGCACCTCCTCGCTGGTGGCGATCGAGCTCAGGTGACGCATGCGCACCATGTGCTTGGTGTGCTCACGCTTGTCAGCGCTGCGGGTCTTGGTCTGCCGGATCTCGTAGGGCTCGAAGCCCTCGGCCCGCAGGCCGTCGATCACTTGGATCGTCGGGATGAAAGCGTAGCGCTCACCACGGGAGTGGTGGGCGGCGTCGGCCATCACGCTGGGCGCGTGGTAGGCGATCTGGCCATTGCTCAAGGGGCTGGTGGAACGGAAGGTAGTTTGAGCGGAAGCGGTTGCGAAACGGATCATGATGAGGTCTTTCAAAAGATGCCCCCGAAGGGGCGAGGGGTTTAGCGGGAAGTGACTTTGACGGAAGTGATTTGGATGTTCTTGGTGTAGGCGTCGTACGCGACCTCACCGTGCTGCTGGACGAAGAATTCCTTGTCGAAGATTTTCTTGTCGACGTCTTTGGTCAGCGTGGCCTTGAAGAACGAGCCCTCAATGGACTCACCGGCCAGCTTGATCGCGTCCTTGATCGCGTCGGCTTCTTTGGTCAGATCAGCGATCTGTGCCAGCAACATGCCCAGACGGTCCACGCTGCCTTCGTTCAACTCCACCACCAACTTTGCTGCTTTTGCCATTTTTAACTCCTGTGTGTTTGTGTGTCATCGCGTTGTTGCGATGGCTGAAGTGTACCCGCTTTTTGGATGTTACAAGCGTTTGTTTGTAAAATATTTCTATTGTAAATCCCACCACCATAGTTTTTGTAAATAATTACCAAATTGGCTTCAGGCTTCTGCTTCATGCTTCACCCCTAAAGGGGGGTGAAGCGAATGAAGCAAACTGCCATGCTTCTGAAGGCTTCTGAAGCAATCTTGAAGCAATGAAGCAAGCTATTTTTTACAAGCATGCAAAAACCTACACGCCACCCGCGTCCGGCAGGCTGACCACGCCATCGTCGTTTTGGGCCAAATGCCCGGCCGCAATGACGTCCCGCAGGTCGCGCCCGGCGTTGGTTTTTCGCTGGTCGCGCTTGTTTTCGTCGCCCCGTGGGTACTGTGGCCAGACCACCTCGACCACCTCGCTAAAGGTAACGCCCGACCCGGCCAGCTCGATGAGCCGCGTGGCCTCCGTGACGATCAGCTTGTGCTTCTTCCCGCTGGGCCCCTTGGTGACGGCCACAGACGCCCGGCTGCTGTCGGTGTAGACCACCACGCAGGTCGTCTCCACATCGCCATCGTCGTCCATGCCGACCGTGACGGTCTCCAGCTTGAAGCCGTACTCGCCGCCGTCTTCCCCGCCCTTCATCTTGGTGACCGTGGCCACGCGGTCGTTGTCCGAGCGGATGATCTCCATCTCGAAGTCGGCTGCAGCCCGCAGCCCTGACCATCCCCGGGCTCCCCGGGACTCGTCCTTGCCGCTGTGGTGGACCAGCACGACCATCGCGCCGGTGAGCCGGGTGATCTCGCGGCAGTAAGCCAGCACCTGCCCCATGTCCTCGCCTGAGTTTTCATTTCCGCCCGCCAT